AAGACGTTCCGATTCATTTCACTCATGTTAATCGCGTTCAGTGCGACACAAGATATCGAGTATGCTCTCATCTCAACTACAATCTTCCTTGGTGTGATGTATGCCATCAAGACTCCAGAAGAACGCAAGGAAACTGGATTGATCTAAAAAATATATAGTCTACTAGTAGAATGAAGATTCATATTGTTGGTGCTGGACCAACGGGGATGTCTCTCGCGTGGGAGATACTCCGTGTAGGTGATCACGACATTACAATATACGATAGAAAGCCATCCGCGGGTGGATCATGGTGGGAACCGGATGTGAATACACGAGATCTCCACGCACACCGAATCGTATTTGACCGTGCTTTCGTGAATACCAAAAGCCTTTTCGAAGAAATGGACATCCAATGGGATGATATTTTTGAACCCACAGAAAAGGATCTCTATAGTTTTATGCTTCGATCCCTCAAACTCAAAGATTATGGAGCCCTCGCATCTCTCGCGACGCGTGTACTCACACAACCCGATAAGTACAAGAGTATATCACTCAAAGAAGCTCTCGGTGAATTGACCCCAGGTGGACAAGCTATTCTTGAACATCTTCCACTCATCATGGATGGTGTACCTTGGAATGTCATGTCCGCATATGAGTTTGTAAAAAGTTTTGACCACGTTGCACTCTCAAAACAATGTACTCAAAAAGTTTCAGGTAAAGTTATGTGTGATTTGATGCACGATAAACTTTTAAAATCTGGGGTCAACTTTGTTTTCAATACAGAACTTGAAAATGTTGAATATCTCGAAAATGATTTTGTCGCAACATTTTCAAATAAAACTATAATCAATGATGGATTTTTAGTTCTATGTATTGATAATAGCCCAGCCCTAAAGTTTTTGGGTACTAACTGGGGGCCGGATGCCGATAAAAAGGTACGTGCGAGTACATACGGGTGTATAAACGTTCTCTTAGACTTTGATGAAACACCAAAGCTTGGTGATGACCTTGAAATCGCCGCGTCAACTCCTTGGAACCTCCAACCCGTTGTTCTTTCAGATGGAAAAACAGTATCATGTGTGATATGCGATTTGACCGATGAAATTTTGAAATCGAATCCAGATACTATAAAAGAACAAGTCGTCAAACAACTCAATCTCCCAGCTCCACAAAGTATACGATTTGGGTGGGGTGCGGTGTGGGATGGTGAAAAATGGCAATTCTCACAATCTTCCGGGGTTCTTAGTCTTCACGGACAACTCCCATTCATTGGTGAATGCCCACGCGTGGCTATGTGTGGTATGATGTCTCCACGACATACACCATATTCAAGCATCGAAGCCGCGATTGAAGTTTCAAGATCCTTAAGTCGTATATTACTCGGCACACGGGAACCTCTTAGACCACGACTTCTAACACATGTGTTAGCTATTTTGATTACAGTGCTTATAGTTTTAATTTTAATGTATATAAATAGAAATCAATGAAGTTTCTAGCCCGAGTCCATACACCCATGTATGACCACAACGACAAAAAGTACATTCGTTTGGTCATTCCTGAAAAGTGTGCCCAAATCGTAGATAGAATGCATATAAACAAGGCGCGTCTCGTGCAACATAAGCGAGTTGATAATCCCCTCGATGGTCGAGTTCTCACAGTGAAGGTTCCATTCCGTTATAGGAGAGTGATGTGTGAAGTCCGTGGACAACCTGTACAGTCTCTTATAAAAGATGATGAAGTTGAAGTCGTAGTCGAGTTCAAGGGTGTGTGGAATGTTGGCGAATACAGTGGTTATTCTTGGGTGCTCTCTTCAGTTGCAACATCTGGATCTTGAGGTTGTTCTGGGATATCAACATCGGTCAAACCAGCTTCCTTGAAACTTTTGAAGACACGGAGGGATCCTTGAAGACGGAAAACCTCTTGAGTCAACTCTTCAATCGCTTGTTCAATTTTCTTAATATTGTCTTCAACCTTAAGGGATGGCATTATAGTCATATAAAGTTTCAATTCTTTAATATAGTATATGTTGACGAGAACAGGGTATCTCGTCACGGAAGGTCCACTTCAGGACATTAAAAAAGAACTTACAGTAAGACCTATCGTCAACGGAGACTATGGATTTCCCCCACCGCCTTTTAAAGTTTTTAGAGCAACTAAGAATGGAGTCTGCGTTCCAAGATTCTACGGAATTGCTAAACTTGGGGAACCCAAGCAGGATAGACGCCCTGAACCCGTCCGAACAGGTGTCAAGTTCGTCGGCACCCTCAGGGATACAACTCATCAAAACGAGGCTCTTGCCGCTGCTCTTACAGCGGGTCATGGAGTTCTCTCACTCCCATGCGGGTATGGCAAGACCACCGTATCCCTGGCGATAGCGTGTAAGTTGGGGTACCGTACAATGATTGTTGTCCACAAGCAGTTCTTGGCTGATCAATGGAAGGAACGTATTCAACAGTTTTGTCCGGGTGCCACAATTGGTGTTGTTCAACAGAATAAGAAAGAGGTAGAGTGTGACTTTGTTATTGCGATGCTCCAATCTCTCTCCCTCAAGGAATATTCATTCAGTGATTTCGACTCGATAGGTACACTCATTGTCGACGAGGCGCACCACATTTGTGCAAAAGTGTTCTCCCAGTCCCTCTTCAAGATGTGTCCCAAGCATATATTTGGTCTCTCGGCAACCCCTGAGCGCAAAGATGGTCTCACAAAGGTTCTTCATTGGTTCATGGGTCCAACATTTTTTGCCGTAGAACGAAAGAACCAGGAACAGGTGGAGGTGTTTCCAATTGTGTACGAGTCCCAAAACTATAGAAATGCCCCACCGTGTACGCGAAATGGGAAGTTGTCAATGCCCAATATGGTCACAGAGGTTGTCGAGGACAGGAAGAGAAATCAAATGCTCGTGGAACTGGTTAAAAAAGCGTCCGCGGGGACACGGCAACTCCTTGTACTCAGTGATCGGAGGTGGCATTGTGAGATGCTTCACCAGTGTTTCCCAAAGAACTCGGGTCTCTACATGGGTGGTATGAAGGAGGTGGATCTCCAGGCGTCTTCCCAAAAGAAAATCATATTTGCGACGTTCAGTCAAGCCCACGAGGGTCTGGATATACCAACTCTAGATACAGTGATATTGGCGTCTCCGAAGTCTGATATTGTACAGAGTATTGGGCGTATCATGCGAGAGACCAAGGGAAAAAAGAACAATCCCCACATCTATGATGTCCACGACCCCTGGTCTATCTTTACGGCTATGTACTACAAGAGAATGAAGGTGTATCGCCAAGGTGGTTTCAAGATACACGGGAAGGCGGACACCGAAGAAAAACCAGACTTCCCTCAGGGAAAGTGTCTATTTTTATAATCTGAACAATAAATAAATGTCCGGTGCATTAGTACAACTTGTTTCTAAAGGTGCTCAAGACGTTTATTTAACAAGTGACGAAGGTATGTCACTCTTCAGTATGAAATACAAGAGACACACCAATTTTGCACAAGCACCAAGACTTATAAAAACGATTACATCGACGGACAATTCCATCATTATACCCACATGGGGTGACCTTATAAACGCGGTGTGGTTTGAAGGTACGGATTTAATCACTAAATTTGATGGTGCAGTGTTTGATCTTTATATTGGTGGTGTTAAAATTGATTCACACGCCTTTGATTTCGTTGCTGATATATGGCAGAATTATCACGCGGAGAACTTTGTGAAGGCTCAAGAAATCTTTAACAAGACGTCGCAGTCTTCTACTCGATTTTTTCCAATGCATTTCTTCTTCTGTGATCACGATATGTTCTTACCCCTCGTAGCACTTCAATTTCAAGAAGTTGAAATACGTGTAAATTTTGCAAACCAGAATGCATCCGACATAAAGTGTTATGGGAATTATATCTTCTTGGATTCGGATGAAAGAATTAAGTTTACAAATACTCCAACTGATTTGATCATCACTCAAGTCCAATCCACTAAAAGTCATATAGAGAATCCTAGAACAACTTTAGATATTTCACCCTTTAATCACCCCGTGAAGAGTTTATTTTTCGGCTACCAAGCAAAGGGTGGTTTGGTTGAAGAGGACAAATTATCGTTTAGTACGGCAGATATATATCTAAACGGTACATCAATATTAGAAAATATGTCTCCATTGTACTTTCATCTTGTACAAAGTTATGTCAATTCCAAATATGGTTTAGTAAACTTTGTTGACACATCCAACTGTCCACAATATACACGATATTATGCATTCCACTTTTGTAAAAATGCATCGGAGTATAAACCCACGGGTACCTGTAATTTTAGTAGATTAGATAACGCAAAAATTGTCATAAGAGATATTGTAAAAGGAACAAATCGTACCAGTGATACCGAACTTACCGCATACGCTGTTAACTATAATGTTCTCAGAATACGAAATGGTTTAGGTGGTATTTTATTCGCCAACTAATAGTAGTAATGCCTTTCGTAGGAAACGCGGGTCGATTCACACATGTATTTTTGGCTGAGCTCAACCAAGATGATACTCAGGCTACAACAACAACCCCACCTACATCTATAAATTATAATTTTGATGAGATTACAATTGGTAAAGATGCAGGTAAAACGTCACAAGGTATAAATGCGATCGCGCTCGGTTCAGAATCTGGTTTTACCAATCAAGGTGAAAAGTCTGTTGCGGTTGGGTATCACGCAGGTAGAGAAAAACAAGGATCCCAATCTGTGGCGGTTGGTCAAGAATGTGGTGAAGTGAATCAAAATGTGCAATCCGTAGCTATCGGATATAGATCGGGGCAATCGACACAAGGTTCACAAGCAGTCGCCGTCGGCTTCGAATCTGGTCAAATTGGCCAGAATGCACAAAGTATCGCCCTTGGATACCAAGCTGGACAGATTGGCCAGGGTTCGCAATCAATCGCGATAGGTTATCAATGTGGTCGCGTTGGTCAAGGTAATAATAGTATTGTTTTGGGTTTTGGTACGGCTG